AATTTCTTCTCCTTCTTCTTGTGTAAACACTCCTAGTTTTAAAAGATCCAACATTATCAACCATACAAAAAGCAGGAGTTACAACCTCTACAAACAAATTGTTTGAAAGTGTTACAAGACAAACTGCTAAAAAACCGATTACAACTAACGCAACTCAATCAGCCCCTTGGGCAAATTTAAAATAATTAATTAATTAAAATCTAATACAAATGTCAATTCAACAGCTTCCAGGGTCTACTGGATTTATGTATGCTCGGGTTTCCTCAATGGATAAACGTGCAGTAGGAAAACTTACTGATTCTAACCACTTAGAATCTCTAACTCACCCTGATCAACCAGCAGACTATGATAAGAAAATCATAAGTTTGTATACACAAAGTACATTATATTCAAATGATTTCTTGGATATGGTTACTAAGAGTACACCTTATTATATTGATAATAATAGTGATGCTTGGAAATGGGATATTCAAGTTCCATACAAATTCCCAAAAATCATTGATGTTCCAACAACTACTACTGATTTAACAAAACCAGGTATCGATGGACAAGAATTCCAATTAGTATTAGATACTAATGAGTTTTCTAAAAATGCAATCATTTCTGTAGGGACAAGACAATATGGTCCTAGGCTATATGTAATTAAAGATCCTATGCCTTATAATGCAGGATTCCTTTACTCGTTCACACTTGTAACTGATAATCCAACTATTGATTTTATTTCTTCAACATTCTTACAAGTTGGTATTGAATTAGAATTGATTAGTGCAGCTATTGGAGAGTTTGATCAAGACTTACTAGGTCTTCCTAGACTAGGTGAAAAAATCACAATGTTTGAATCTTTAGGTTCTGCATATGGTTTTGAACATACAGTTACAAAATGGGCAGATGAAAGAACATTGCGTGATAATACAGGTAAACCTTTAGATATTCTTGTATATGGTGCATCACGAAGAGGTGAAATGCCAATGACTAAGAATGACGTTAAATGGGAACCATTTATTGAATTCTGGATGCGTAAGCAAATGCTTGAGATGAAAGTTAAACGTATGATTTGGGATAAACCAGGTACAACTCGTTCTGGAGGTTCTAAACAAGAAGTTAAACGTACATCTGCAGGTATCTATCACAGAATGCGTAACAACGGAAACTTAGTACAATATAATAGAGGAGAATTTACAGCAAACCTTTTACGTTCTGTATTTGGAGATTTATTCTACAGAAGAGTGGATGTAAAAGACCGTCATGTAAAAATGTATACTAATGAAGCTGGATTCGATGTATTCCAACAAGCTTTAAAAACAGATGCATTAAACTCAGGTCTTACTCTTTTCACTAATATCAATGGTGCAGAAGCTGGAAATGTAACAACCGGATCAGCTCAAAATCATTTAACGTATGGTTTTGCTTTTGATGCAATGGTTACTCGTGAGACAGGTCGTATTGAACTTATTCACTTAAAAGAACTTGATTTACCACAAACTAATTTAGAGTTTGGTCAAAACAAAAAATCAACCCCTGTATTTATGGTGTTTGATGTTAGTCCAATGTCTGATGGTTCAATGGTTAATAATATTAGAGAAGTTAGAATGAAGGGAGCACCTTCAATGACTTGGGGATACATCGATGGTAGAGCACATCACTTAGGTTTTGCTGCTTCACAAGGGATGAGTTCAGCTAATAAGTTTCCAGGATATACAATCTGGATGGAAGACAGATGTGATGTATTTGTTGAAGATTTATCACGTACTGTATTGATTGAAGAATTACCACAATTTTAATACACCCCCGTTTTAATTAGATTCTGTGGAATGATTAAAACACCCTGCTTTTCAAAGCAATCCAAACCACTCTCCTCCTGTTCTGGGAGGAGATGGGTTTAAAAGAATGAAAGAGACATTGTCTGCTTTATCCCTTCGGTGAGGAACATTCTACAAATAAACCAAATTAAAACTACATTATGGCTAGAATAGGAAAAATTTCAACTATTAAAAGAGAATACACTAATGCCCAACAACAAACTATGCAAGGTAGTTTAGCGGCTAAAGGATTAACTAGGACACCTGGTACAGGTGTGTTTAAATATCCTTACAAAGAAATAGATGGGAGATACAGAACAGGACTAGATCCTGAGGCAGGATATATCAAAAGAATCCAAGACCCTCTTGAACAAAAATTAGAAGTTGAAAGAGTAACAAAACTAAAAGCTAAACTAGAAGAAGCTCTTGGTGGTGTAGATTTAGGACCTCGTTCTAAATTCTGGAATTATGGATTAGCAAACCCTTCAACAAATGACTTACATGTCCAACCTGTAAAACTCATAGATGGAGATAACTATTTTGATTTTACACAACCAATGAATGAGCTTTCTTTTTCTTGGTTAAGAGTGCATCCAACTATTGCATCTTCTTATCAAGCTTGGGAAAGAGGAGAATATGCTTCTGATACACAATTTTATGTTGTTGATGATGAAATCGAAAGTAAAATTATTTATAATAAAAAACAGCTTATTAATAAGGCTATTATCAAGTTTGATGATATGACTCCTGATAAGAAAAGAAAAGTTGCAAGACTTTTAGGATTACCTGTAACAGAGAACACTAAGGATGAAATTACCTACAATCTAGTTGATAATGTTTTAAAACAAACTGAATTTAAAAGTGGTTCATTCCAAGGAAGAAATCCAGTAGAAGTGTTTAATAAGTTTGCAGACATGCAAGAAAACTTATTACACGTTAGAGATTTAGTAAAACAAGCTCTTACACATTCTATTTATAGACTTAAACCTAATGGTAAAATTTATGAAGGAGAATTAGAAATAGCAAGTGATGAAGATGATTTAGTTAAATTTTTGATTGATGATGATAATCAAGATGCCCTTTTAACATTAGAAGGAAAACTAAAAATTAAAAAATTAGCTTCTGTATAATAAAATAGAATAGAGATGATAGAAGTAGATAGCTTATTATATAAGATTGATCAAAAATTAAATAAACTAGCTACTAATGAACATCAAGAAATTCCATTAGAAGATAAAATCTTAGCTCTTAATGAGGCTCAGATAAAACTCATAAAACAAAAAATAGATGGTTTTAGTGTTTTAAATGGGATGGGATTAGATAGTTTTAAAAAAAGGTATCAGGATTTACAAAGTTTAATATTAGATTATGTCCCTTTAGACCTAAAGATTACAGATAAGAAACTTAATCAATACAAAGCAATATTAAAAACTCTTTCTCCAAAATACATGTTCTATATTGATAGTTATGTAATAGCAGATAAAGGAAAATGTAAAGATAGAATTATCTGGATTAATAAGGATTTAGCTAAACACGGAGATGTTTCTCTTCTTTTAAATAATACAAATTACAAACCTAGTTTTGAATATCAAGAAACATTCAATTTAATTTCTTCTAATGATATATCAATTTTTACGGATGGAACATTCACTCCTAAAAAATTGCATCTCTCTTACATGCGTTATCCAGTATATATAGATAAAGAAGGATATATTAATTTTGAAGGTAAAGAATCTACAACAGTTAATTGTGAATTAGAGTCTTATTTAGAAGATGAACTTCTTGATTTAACAGTTCAAAATTTAGCCATGTATACAGAAAATCAATCAGCAGTACAAACTGCACAATTTAGAATACAAACAAACGAATAATTTATTCACTAACAATTAAATAAAAACAAAATGGATTTTTCATTAACATCTCTCTTCGTAGTACCAGTAGGACAGTCAGCACTTCCTAGCTCTGGATCAACGCAGAACTTAACCCCAGGGCAAGTAGGTTTTTTCAGACCAGATTACACCATAGCCAATGCGGGTAACATTGCAGCAGCTAATTACTTTTATGTTGCTCAAGGACGAACTAATAATTATCTAGAAGGTAGTAAACGTTCTGACAAAATTAAAGGGGGAACAACTGGTAATGCTAATGTAACAGAATGGTATAAAGTTACCGGATGTGCTACAGCAAGAAATCAGATTACAGATATTTCAGGATTTAATGTAACTTGTGGAGAAGTGGTGACACTTACTCTTAGAGCATTTTCTTCTTATATCGACACTCTTTATTTTAATGGATTCACACGTTCAGTAACAGTACAAGCACCTTGTTGTGATTGTGGTGCTGATCCTTGTGATACTGTAGATGAAAATGCTTTGATTAATCAATTAATTGATAAATTAAATCAACATGCAGATGGTCTTAATGGAGATAACATCAATTTCGACACATTCTATACATTTGAAAATATAGGAGGTACAACTCTTCGTATTACTGGTAAGCCTTTAACAGCTTATGGGCAACCTTGTGATGTTGCGGCTTTCCCTTTTGAATATGACAGAATGTGGTTTAGAGCATTCATTTATTCTGGTCCAGCTACAACAGCAGATTTTATTGTAGATGATAGTTGTAATGAAGTGGCTACAGCTACAGTGGTACAACGAGCTACATATCCTAAAGGAACTAGTGAAGAAATTGCACAACTAGAAAAGAATTTTTATAGTTATCAAGTAGGATACTTAAAAACTCTTTACAGAATGGCAGGATATAATCCTAATTTTGAATCATGGGTAACTCCTGGAACATTGTATGATACTTATTATATTAAATTCAATGAGTTTAGTAAATCAGCTTATCAATGGGGAGATTATGTACATCAAGATTCTACAGTGATTATAGCTACACCAAATGGTAGTGCTATTGATACAGCTATTTCAGCAGTTTTAGTTGCAGGATTAGGAACACCAGTTGATGCATCAGGAACTTGTTTAACAACAACTACTACAACTTCAACCAGTTCTACTACAACAACCAGTACAACTACCCTCATACCGTAGTATAATTCTTACAAACATTTCTAAAAAGGAAAGGAAGGACAAGTCTTTTCTTTCCTTTTTTATTATAATAAAAAATCATTATATAAATGCCTACATTAAAATTAGATATAGTAGTTATTCCAACGTATGATAAGAAACTTTTAACTATATTAGACGTTTCTACATATGTAACTCGACCAGTAAATCCTACAATAGAAATTTGTATTCCTGGATGGGATACAGTTATATTATCTTTTACTGATGGTACTTATAATACTTTTAATTCTACTACATTAGGAATTACTACGGAAGGAAATGAACAAGATTTGTTTGATGGTATTTATTATTTTAAGTATACTATTGACCCTGCTTATGAGAATTATGTAGAGAAATCTATTTTAAGAGTAGATAAGCTTCAAGAAAAATTTGATGAAGCTTTTATGAAATTAGATATGATGGAATGTGATAGAGCAATTAAACAACAAAGTAAAGTTGATTTAAATACTATTTATCTTTTGATTCAAGGAGCTATAGCTGCAGCTAATAACTGTTCTTCTATAGAATCATTAAAACTATATAATAAAGCAAACTCTCTCCTAGACCACTTTTTGAAAAATAATTGTGGATGTTCTGGAAATAATTATGTATTAAACTATTAAAACCAAAAATTATGGCCGCATGCTCAGTATGTCAGAAACCTGCAGGTTGTTCTTGCCAATTAACAAATGGAGTTTGTTCAACTTGTATTCAATTACAACAAAATAAAAAATAAATTTAATGTTATACGTTAAAACTTCTACTTGTTTAGAATGTGAGAAAATACAACCATTAATAGATGCTATTGATTGTAAATTAAAACAATTGTCTGTAGCACTCTATAACAATATTGTATTTATGTTAAACAAGACAGTAGATTATACTGTTATGTTGGATTTAATTAATTACAAGAGAATTTTAGAGTATAAAAAAATAAATGAATTATATGCGGAGAAATATTCTGTAAATTCAATATCAAATAAAGTTAGGCTACACACCACAGGTTGTGTAAATGATTGTGTAGATTCTCTTCCTTTTAGAACCACTACTACAACTACCTCAACCTCTACTAGTACAACTACATCCACTACAAGCACAACCACAACTACAACAATAGCTCCTGAAGATTTTATAATTGTTGCTAATAATGTTGATGAAATTGCACGTACTGCTAATCCAGCAATAATAATTACTTCATTAAGTAATTTTAAAATAATCTGGGAACCTGGTGATGAAGAATTATTTAGTGCTGGAACTGATATCCCTATAAGTCATACATATTTAACACCCTACTCAGGAAATGTTATAATTCAAGCAGTAGATTTAAGTAATATAACTAGTTTAACAATACAATCTACTTTACATACTCCTGGAACATTATCTGTAACAACATCTGAAATAGGTAAATTAGATGGGTTGGAGACATTTGTAGCAGACCTATTTAATGGAATATTTGTTGATGGTATTGTTGCTGAGTTACCCCCTACTTTAATAACACTAAATATTGGTTATACTAATATTACTGGCACAACACTAGAATTACCACTAGGCTTAACAACATGTAGTATTAGAGATGCTAGTATTATTACTGGAACTGCTGCAGATTTACCTAACGTTACAATATCTTTAAATATTCAAGGTGGAAATACTATTAGTGGTAATGTTGCAGATTTACCTAGCTCAACTGTAGATTGCGTAATTACTGGATCTAATACTCTTTTTGGAGACACTGCTGATTTACCTAAGCCAAGTAATCTTTTAGTAATAAGTGGTGATAATACAATAACTGGTGATGTAGGTAATCTTTCTAAAGCATTACAAGTAGAGATATATGGTGATAATACTATTAATGGTAATATTTCAGGATTTACTAATCTTAATACAACTACCTCGAGATTAGTACTTACTGGTTTTAATACAGTAACTGGTAGTATTGCTGATTTTACTAATTTATTAACATTACAAAGATTACAAATTGAAGGTAACAGTAGTTTTTCTGGCAATCTTTCATCTTTACCAGTAGCCTCACCTACACCAATTTTAAGTTTTGTAACATTAGTACCAATAGGTGGACCAGGAAATACTTTTAATGGTAGTACTTCAACTTTACCTGCCTCATTAACTTCTTTACAAGTATTATCTGTTGGGACGTTTACAGGAGATTTAATTAGTTTACCATTAGGTATACAAAGATTTAGTCTTACTATGAATACAGATTTAACATATGATTTAGTTACACCTAGAACATGGGCAAGTAATTTCTTTGCTATATCTCTTCCTTCAACTACAGGTACTGCTTGGGGAGGGTTTACTAAAGATGAAACAGATAAATTAATAATAGAGATTGCAGCAAGTTATACTGCTGTTGTTAACCTTTTAATAAATAGATTTCAAATAAAATGTGGTCCACCACCTAAACGATCGACTACTACTATAGTAAATGATGCAGTTACTACTATAGAAGCAGGATTAGGTAGTTCTATAATTTTATACTAATAAAAAAAAATATATATATTATGTCTTGTACAAATTGTTTTAATGGTTGTGCTGAAATTTTATCTGATCAATGTATTAAGTATACAGGAGTAGATATTCCTAGCTTAAACATACAAAATGGAGATTCTCTTAAAAATATTGAAGATAGTTTAACTCAGGTGTTACTAACTGTTTTAGTAGGTACAGGTATAAAACCTCTTATAGATACAGAAACAGTTTGTAATGTTGTTAAACAATACATTCCTGTTTGTTCTAATTGTGGAGGACCCACTTTAAATGAAATATTACAAGCATTGATGGATGCAGCTTGTGATTTACAAACACAGATAGATGCTATAGTAGCAGATATAAACACTTTAGAGCAAACATACACTAATCCTGGATGTTTAACTATTGTTGATACAACTACTTCTGTTACGCACAATGTATTACAAGCAGTTATAACAAAACTATGTACTGTTTCTACAGAATTAGCTGCACTTGTTTTAGACGTAGACACAAACTATGTTAAAATAGATGAGATAAACAATTATATTCAGGCTTATTTAAATAATTCTGGTACTTCTACACTCATAAAAAACAAAATGATACCTTATGTAGTAGAAGAATATTATGGACCTATTACAGGCTTTGATATTACAGGTGCAGGTACAGGAGATTGGATAGATATTTATTTATGTAATGGTTTAAATGGAACTCCTGATAAAAGAGGACGAGTTGCTGTTGGAGTTACAGATAATACTATGGGTGGAGGGACTATGTCATCTGCAGTTGATCCAGGAGTAGCTGGTAACCCATTATACACATTAGAAGGAGTTACAGGTGTAAATTTTGTTACATTATTATCCTCACAAATGCCTTCTCATACACATGTTATAAATGTTACTGATCCAGGACATAATCATTTATTAGTTAGTCTTGCTAGTGGGGGCTCATCATTATCTCCAACTAATCATATAGCTTTTACAAGTGGTGGAGGAGGAGATCCTTTTCCTGCATATTTATTAACTGGAACAGCCACTTCACCTACTGCAGGTTTAAGCAATAATAGTTTTACGGGAATTACTTCTACTGCAACTTCGGCAGGAGAAAGTCAATCACACACAAACACACAGCCTGGAATAGGTTGTTATTACATAATATATATTCCTTCATAATATGCCAGGACCATTTTACACAGAATGTGGTTGTACAACATGTACATGTAAAAAAGCAAAAGAAGTTTGTTATTCTGGACCAGCTCTTGTCTGTTCAGATATTCAACCAAAAGACAATCTAGACGTTGCTCTACAAAAAATAGATAGCAAATTATGCGGTGTTAATTTAGGAACTAATGTTCTTGACATTATAACAAATAATCCTACATTACTTGCTCAATTTCAACAATTAGTAGTTAGTGTACTTTAATAAAACCAAAATGACAGTATTTATAACCTTAACAACGGCAGGGACAAATACAGGCCCTTTCAATTTATATTCTGATTTAGATGGATATACTTCTCCTTTTGAGGTTGGAGTATTAAAAGCAGATTTGTTATCAGGATATTCTTCAACATTAGTTCCTGATTTCACATCCACAATACGTGTAAAATCTACAGCAGAATATTGTATAAATTATATAGATATTACATTAGAAGACCTTCCTTGTACAAGACCTGGTGGATTGGCTTCTAAAAGTTTTAGATATGAGTACACTCCAGATGGAGAACCCTCTATTAACTTTACATCTTCTTTTAGTTTAGCTTGTTCAGCTTTAAATTCATTCAACACTATTATACCTGCAGGAACAATTACAGGAAGAACTAATCAAGCTGTAGCTTTCACTCCAGGTAACCTTGTATATAAAAACTTAGATACTAGTTGTACTTTAGAAGACACTGGGTTTTATATTACAGACATACCTACAGGAGAAATAACACAACTATCTAGTGGGGTAGTAATTAGTGTTTCTTTTTGTACAACAACTACAACAACTACTTTACCTCCTACAACAACAACCACGACAACATTATAAAATCCGGGTTTATTGGTTTTCCTTGATTTATACTCCCATATATATTTTATGTATGGGAGTTTTTTATAATTAAAAAAATTATAAAAAATAACTAAAAAAATTAAAAAATATATAGTAGTTATTATTTTATTTTATATCTTTACTAAGTTTTAACTAAACTTAACAATATGAAAAAACCAGAGGGAGATTTAGTACAAGAATTAAAAGCATTATTAACCAGAAATAAATCAAAACAATATTACGCAGATAAACTAGATATTACAGTAGAAAGAATAGACGAATTACTCGATATTATAAGAGGAAAAAACTCAACAAGTGAATTCTCAAGAGAAATAGATAACATAAGAGGAATAGTAAAAAGTGTTGTAACATCTACATTTGAACCAAAAGATGATGTAGAATTGGCTAAGCTACATAAAATAGATTTAGACAAATACATAATAAGTAATTATTATTCAAAATTACAAACAAGTGGTAAATTTACCTCAACTTTAAATTGTAGACTGATTTCTGATGAAGAAAAAAATAAAGATGTTTTTTTAGAGGAAATTAAAAAAATGTTTTCAAAAACTACAAAAGTAGTAAACAAACAAAAATATTTTAAAAAATCAGATAAAGCTTTATTTGTTTATATTGCAGATGATCATACTGGTATAGATTTTAAAGAGAGTTTGTTTGGTAATCCTTATGATGAAAATACTTATTTAGAGAGACTTAGGTTACTTTCAGATGAAA